TCGACATTTACATCTACCCGCGCCCGACGCGCTTGCTGGAGTTTCACTTCATCAGCGTCGAGGAACTGACGCAGCCTGCCACGCTGGCAACGAACATCTTGTTCCCGCCAGGCTATCTGCGCGCGTTTACTTACAATCTGGCTTGCGAGTTTGCGCCCGAGTTTGGCGTGGAACCGTCACCGCAGGTGGCGCGTATTGCCATGACCAGCAAGCGCAACTTGAAGCGCATCAACAACCCCGACGATGTGATGTCGATGCCGTACTCGCTGATTGCGACCCGGCAGCGGTTCAACGTGTACGCCGGAAACTATTAAGTGAAGACGCCGATTCTGGGGCAATCGTATGTCGCACGCAGCGTCAACGCTGCGGATGGGCGTATGATCAACATGTTCCCCGAAATTTTGGCCGAGGGCAAAGAAGCCGCATGGCTGCAACGCGCGCCTGGACTGCGGCTGCTGGCCACCGTCGGCGTCGGCCCCATTCGGGGGCTGTGGACGTTTGACGGCGTAGGCTATGTGGTGTCGGGCAATCGGCTTTACAGCATCGACACCAACTGGACGGCTACCCTGCGCGGCACCATCACCGGCACGGGGCCAGTGTCTATGGCCGACAACGGCACGCAGATGTTCATTGCGTGTAACGGCCCTAGCTACATCTACAACGCCTCGACGCAAGTGCTGGCGCAGATTAGCGATCCTGACTTCCCCGGCGCAGTCACGGTCGGCTACATCGACGGCTATTTTGTGTTCAATGAACCCAATAGCCAAAAGATTTGGGTGACGGCGCTGCTTGACGGCACTTCGGTTGACCCGCTGGACTTTGCCAGCGCCGAAGGCTCGCCAGACGGCGTGGTGGGGCTGATCGTCGACCACCGCGAAGTCTGGGTGTTCGGCACCAACAGCGTCGAGGTCTGGTACGACAGCGGCGCGTCAGACTTCCCGCTTCAGCGTATCCAAGGTGCATTTAACGAGATTGGATGCGCCGCTACCTATTCGCTTGCCAAGCTGGACAACGGCGTGTTCTGGCTGGGGGCTGACGCCCGTGGTCGGGGCATCGTGTATCGCGCTAACGGCTACACCGGCCAGCGCATCAGCACCCATGCGGTCGAATGGCACATCCAGTCCTACGGCACGATTGACGACGCTATTGCCTACACCTACCAGCAGGACGGCCATGCGTTCTACGTCCTGACGTTTCCCACGGCACAAAAGACTTGGGTGTACGACGTTGCGGCTAACGCTTGGCATGAACGGGCCAGCGGCAACGAGAACCAGTATCGTCATCGCAGCAATTGCCAGATGGCGTTCAACAATGAAATTGTGGTGGGCGACTACGTCAACGGCAACATCTATGCTTTTGACTTGACGGTGTTCTCCGACAACGGCGATTTGCAGAAGTGGCAACGCTCTTGGCGGGCGCTGCCGCAGGGGCAAAACAACCTGCGCCGCACGGCGCAGCACAGCTTGCAGATTGATCTGGAGTCCGGCACCGGCTTGAACTTGGGGCAGGGCAGCGATCCGCAGGTCATGCTGCGCTGGTCGGACGACGGCGGCCATACTTGGTCAAACGAACACTGGTCGCCTATGGGCAAGATTGGCGAGTATTACCGGCGCGTGTTCTTCCGGCGGCTGGGCATGACGCTCAAGATCCGTGACCGCGTTTACGAGTTGTCCGGCACTGACCCTGTAAAGATTGCTTTGCTGGGGGCTGAATTGCAGGCGTCTGGCACAAATGCCTAATTCGCCTTCGGCCAATCCGACGCCGATTACGCCGCCCAGGGTGCCGATGCTAGATCCCCGCACGGGGCTGATTGACCGTGCGTGGTACATGTTCTTTTTGAGCCTGTTCACCACCGCTTCTAACGCGCAGGATCCGGCGCTGGGGCCAGACACCAGCAGCTTACTGGCCAGCTTTGACGCTGAACTGCGGGCGCTGAGCGATGAGGTCGGCACCCAGTACGACGCACAGTCGGGGCTGGCTTGCTTAGCGGCGGCGCTGGCGGCGCTCGACCAGCAGTTTGCCTCGCAGCCATCGGCTGAAGTGGGCGAACTGCAACAGCAAATTGATGCGCTGCGGCAGGAAGTGCAGACTTATCCACAGCCTGCGCTGGGCACGATGGCGCAGTTGCAGCAGGCTAACGTGCCGTGGCTGACGTTCGACACAACGGCGCAATCAGTGCCGACGGATATTGGCACGGTGGCGTGGGATGGCGGCACGACATTGGGCGTGCAGGCTACCGCCAACGTCTTGATGCGCGTAGGCGAAGCCGAATACGTTTACGTTAAAGCCTCATCGGCTATTACCAAAGGTCAACTTTGCTACCATACCGGCGCTGTGGGCGCGTCCGGCGTAATTACCGCTGCACCTACCCCGCTTAGCCTTGCCGACCCCACGCAAATTCTTGGCGTAGCCGCAGAATCTATTGCGCTTAATGGCTTTGGCTTAATTCAAATTAGCGGTGACTTGCGCGGGTTTAACACCACCGGCAGCAGCGTGGGCGAGACTTGGGCCGACGGCGATCCGCTGTATTACAACCCGTCTTACGTTGGGTCGTTTACAAAAACCAAGCCGTCAGCGCCCAACCAAAAAACTTACGTTGGCGAAGTCATCAACGCGGGCGCAGGTAGTTCCGGTGCGATTAACGTCCGCATCATCCCCGGCTCTGTGTTGGGCGGTACAGACTCTAACGTGCAGTTCAGCGCGCTGGCCAATGGCGATCTGATCCAGTACGACTCGGCGCTGCAATATTGGAAGAACGTCCCCGCCTCGACGTTGCCGGTAGGCACGGCGACCAATCTAGCGGGCGGCGCGGCGGGTTCGGTGCCGTACCAAAGCGCCCCCAGCACGACGACGTTCTTAGGGATTGGCGCTGCGGGGCGTTGGCTTGGATCCTCTGGCACCGCGCCGCAGTGGAACGCCCCCGCCGCCCTGACCAAGACCGACGACACCAACGTGACGCTGACGCTGGGCGGCAGCGCCAGCACCGCGCTGCTCAATGCGGCGTCCCTTACGCTGGGGTGGACAGGTCAGCTTGCCGTCAGCCGTGGTGGCACGGGCGTGTCAACCGCCACTGCCAACTATGTGTTTGCAGGGCCAACTTCCGGCGGCGCGGCCGCACCCGCTTTCCGCGCGCTTGTGGCGGGAGACATCCCCGCCCTTAGTTACGTTTCGTCTGTCAGCGCCACGGCCCCTATCACCTCCACAGGCGGCCTGACGCCGACTATTGGGGTGACTTCGGCGGCGCTAACCAAAACTGACGATACCAATGTGACGCTGACGCTGGGCGGCTCGCCCACCACGGCGTTGTTGGCTGCCACTTCCTTGACCCTGGGCTGGACGGGGACGCTGGCGGTGGGGCGCGGCGGTCTGGGCATCTCTACAACGCCCAGCAACGGGTTTGTGCCTATCGGCAACGGCACCAACTACACCGCTGCTGCGCTGACCGCAGGCACCGGCATCACCATCACCAACGCCGCCGGATCGGTCACCATTGCGGCGACTGCTGGCGGCGGTTCTGCGCCCATCACCAAAACGGCCAACTTTTCTGTGGCCAACGGTGAATCGTGGTACATCAACAACAAGACCGGTTCGGCCTGTACGGTAACGCTGCCTGCGGCGTCCAGCTTTACCGGTCGTGAATTGACGTTTGTGAACTACCAAGCCCAGACCTTGATTTCCGCGTCTAGCAACGTGGTGCCTTTGGGCGGTGGTTCTGCCGGTACGGCTATCCTTGCCGCCTCTGTGGGCGACTGGGCGACGCTTGTATCTGATGGCACAAACTGGATAATAATGCAAGCCGCTGCAAACAACTGTTTGCTGCTTGAATAAGGAACCCGTATGACTGTTACTGTCAAAGTTTTGATTCCCGCCAAGACCGCTGAAAACAGCCAGACGACGCAGTACACGGCGACGGGTGTGACGGCGTTGATCGACAAGTTTACGGCGACCAACTACAACACGGCGGCAGCAACCATCAGCGTCAATCTGGTCACCAGCGCCGACACGGCGGGCAACCAGAATCTGATCGTCAAGACCAAGACGCTCCAGGCTGGCGAGACCTACACTTTCCCGGAACTGGTCGGCGCGGCTTTGGCCCCGGGCGGGTTTATTTCCACGATTGCCGGTACGGCCAGCGCCATCAACATCCGCGCTAACGGTCGGGAAGTGTCGTGACGTTGACCGCCGAACAGTCCTTAGAAATCAATCTGACGCAAGGGCTGGCATTGCCTCGCCCGGCGGTAGATTGGCTTCTTGACTTGTGGCGGGCGATTCAAGTTTTTGATGACGTAGCCGATGGCGACCCCATCGACCGTAAGCTGCTGGACGAGGCTATTTGGGCCACGCTGGTAGACATGCCGGGCAACGCTTTTTTTCAAGCGCACGCCACACATCTTTTGCCGTTGATAGCGACGGCCATCCTCAAATGGAAGGCGTCAGACACCGCTGAACGTGAAGGCCGCGCAAGCGAAAAAACCTTTATCTGGCGCGCCGCGTATTACGATATTATTTTGTTGGCTGTTTCCCTTTGCCACGGGCCGCAAACTGCAATGGCTCGCGCTGAAGCCGTGATGAACTTGTACGGGGAACGGTTCGAAGATTACCGCAAGGAGATGGACGGTCATGCCTAATCCAGCTACAGCCGTTATAGCCGCAACACAAGTTGCGTCAAGCGCAATGGGGTCAAAAGCCGCTAAAAGCGCCGCTACTACGCAGGCTGACGCCGCCAATCGTGCTGCCGATTTGCAGTACCAGATGTTCAAGGAACAGCAGGCGGCGCAGGAGCCGTTTCGCCAAGCAGGCATCACCACGCAAAACGAGTTGCTGCGCCAGCTTGGGTTGAGCTG